GTTGTGATCTAGAGAACATGACCAAAGCAATGGAAGGATGTGACATAGTGTATCACACCGCCGCTACTGCCTACGAAGGACTGTCTGTGTTCTCCCCAGTGCTTGTCACAAGAAATATATTTGAAGCGTCAGTCACAACAATCACAGCGGCAATAAGGAACAAGGTTAAACGTATTGTGTATTGTTCGAGCATGGCAAGGTACGGACACCATGACAAGATGCCGTACAAGGAAGATTATGAATGTCGTCCACAGGATCCATATGGTATCGCAAAGAAGGCCGGTGAGGATGTGCTGAGAAATTTGTGCGAAACACACGGAGTAGAATATGTTATCGCCGTGCCACACAACATTGTTGGACCGAGACAGAAGTATGATGACCCGTTCCGGAATGTGATGTCCATAATGTTGAACAGGATGTTACAAGGCAAACAACCTATCATATACGGAGATGGAGAACAGCAACGATGTTTCAGTTACATTGATGATTGCTTGTATTGTTTGAACGCACTTGCATTCCAAGATAATGTTATCGGAGAAGTCATCAATATTGGACCAGACGAAGAACCTATAACGATCAACGAGTTAGCAGAAGCTTGTGCCAACGAAACAGGAATTAATTTAGATCCAATACACCATAAAGATAGACCCAAGGAAGTTAAACTAGCAGTGTGTTCATCGGACAAAGCAAGAGAACTATTAGGTTACAGCACGGCAACCAATATGCGACAGTCGGTTAAAAAGACAGCCGAATACATAAGAACTAGAGGCACAAAGAAGTTTCAGTATCACTTACCGTTAGAAATTATTAACGATAAGACCCCAGATACTTGGAAGAACAAGCTAATATGATTTCGTTTAGTTGTCCATCGAGAGGCCGGCCTACTCTAGCAAAGAGGTTAGTAGACACAGCTACTGAAACACAACAGGGTGAAACAGAATTTCTTTTCTATCTTAATGATGACGATCCCACGTTAGAGCAGTACAAAGATTTACTGGACGAAAAGCACTACACAGTTGGGCCAAATCAATCGACTTGTTACAGTTGGAATCTAATGGCAAAGAAAGCTAAGAATGACATTGTTATGTTGATGGGAGACGATGTACAAGTACAGACCCAAGGATGGGATGGTATAATTGCAAATGAATTTAATAGATACGCAGATAGAATTTTAATGGTTGTGCCCAGTGACGGTAGAACAAAAGGCACAGGAACATTTAAAGATGATGTAAAATTATGGCCAGATAAACCATTACCTGCGGCACACTTTGCTGTACACAAAAATTGGATTAACACACTAGGCTACTTGGCTCCACCTTTCTTTTGGCACTGGCATGTTGATTCGTACACACAGAAAGTTGCACGTAAGTTGGGAAGATGCCTCTATTTGCCAACTGTTGTGTTCAAGGCAAAGAAGATGTTTGACGATACAGGTAAGCAGGTGCGTACACACCTAAACATCAACAACAGGGATAACTTTGTTTGGGATAAGGTAAAGCAAAGACATCTTAATGCAGACATCAACGCTCTACAAGATTTTATTAAAGATCAGAAAACTCCATAAAACATTTATTTTTACGTGTCTTTTGTATAAAAAGATTAAATGTTATTCTGTTTGTATTTTGATTACTTTCATACGAATGCCATGTCTGCCCTTGTTGTCCACAAAATATAAATGTGCTGTTAGGTATCCATGGAGCTTCACTCACAAACGATTCTTCTGTTTGTTTGGCATACATCTTTGTCCCAATATTCTTCTCAGGTGTGATGTAAGTTACAGAACTCCATATTTTTTCTAAACCTTCTTGGTGTACATGGAACTTGTATGGCAGTGGTGGGGTTATAGATATGTGTGCATTCACTCCTAGATTCTCATATGATCTACTTGCTGGATAAACTCCAACAAGTTCTTTTATGTTTCTCAACAGGTTGGTGCATATGTCCACGGTTTCATCGTAGAAGTCTATGCCCCAGTCTCTGTATTGTTCTGGAAAGATATGTTGTAGTTCTGTTGTCTTAGTTAAGGTTGTTTTAAAGCAACTTTCCTTCAGCTTTGCAAAGGCCTCTTGACTCAATGTGTCGTTGATGATTTGGTGTGGCCATGGTTGTAAGCCAACTGTTGTTGTGAGACACTTATCTAAAAATCTTTCACCTTCACTCATCTATTCCTAATCCTTTTTTTATATTTAGGTAAATTTCGTTATTGATATCTATTTGTACACATGGTCTCCTGGGAAAGAATTTCTTCCGTTCAACAATTTTAATTTCTTTTGATGATGTAACAAAAAGTGCATTTGGATTATAAGTTATTGTTTTATCTTTTAATAATATATCATTTCCGGCTGATCTATCAGCTCGTTCTCGGAAGAACCATAAGCATGTAATATCCTTTGAAAGATCTATGTCCTTAAGGTCGTCATGAAACTGACAAGTTAAGTTGTGTGTCTCTTTAAATTTTGTCCAGACTGTACCCTCGAAACGTGTCTGGTTCTCATATAGATCATCGTACTCGGCCACTGTACGTATCTGTTGTCCGTAAATGTGTTCTACTGGATCTGTATGATAATATTGCTTGTCTAATCTTTTAAAGAATTCCATTATGCACTGAACAGGTTGATGACTTCTTTCTTCCAATCGTCGGAATACTCGCAATCCCTATAACCATCGAACCAAGGTCCTCCCTCCGTGTAATGTAGTATCTTGGGTGTGCCATCTTTGGGTTCTCTGTACCAACCTACTAACCAGTTGTATTCATGTGGCAGTGATCCTATCTCTGAATCTTCCAACCAACTGAATCTGTGTAGGAACTTTGGAGTCTGATTATTCAGAAACTCAGGTGTTAAAATTTTGTTCTTCTCATGTCCGCAATTCCAGAGCACCATGCTTGACCAATTTTTCCTTGGATATGCAGTCTGCACTTGTCCGTCCATCTTGATCGACCCCTCTTCCGGTGTGTAATCGTGTTGTACGCATACCACTGCCTTCGAATCATCACAGTACTGTTCTAGTTCTTTTGAAGGTATCTTCCATAGGAAATCACAATCACAGAATACTGCCCATCCTTTGTAGTTGTTAAGATGTGGAACAAAGAATCTAGTGAATGTGAATTCTGTTGTAGCAAGTTTATCTACCTCACGTGTGTAGATACCTTGTTGTCTCATCTCATTCTGTTTGAGTGGTTGGACTTCTGCATCGGCATCTCTACGCTTGATAGAGTGTTCACACACTTGGTATGATATGTCTTCTCTCGAATCCCAGCCTACATAAATTTTCATTTGGATAATATCTCGTGTATTTGTTTCCAATTATTTACACGTATAATGTCAGGGTGATTAAAATTTTTGTTGTATGGGTGGTCAATTAATATGGGCTTTAAACCGTATTTGAGCCCGGCTAGAGCGTTCTTAGGTTTGTCCTCGACCCAATACAGCCCGGTGTCATGGAATTCTGCTAATGCACTGTCCTTGTCTGCTCCTGTGCCTAGTATGTGGTAATTTGAGAAAACATTTTCACCAAATAATTCACCAAGTCTTTTTTTACGCAAGGCCTGTGCCGGAACATCTGATGTCTGTGATGTTATTGGTACAAAGGTCCATCCTTCTGCGTGTAGTAACTTTACCCAAGTTTGTGATTCTAACATAGGTCGTTGTGTTCCCATCCATGCACTTCTATTAAATTCTCTGATCTCTTGTCGGATTGTATCTTTACTAATATTGAATCTGTTAGCCATCTCGTAGTCGTCTTGCCCTATGTCTACTAACTTGTAAGGATAATTTCTAGTTCCGTTTTTGTCAAAGTATGATCTTAGCTGTAACCACTTGGTGAAATGGTGTTCCCATTCCAGCAGTACTCCGTCTACGTCTGTGAGTATTATTCTATTAGATGTCGGCATCTTCCATGCCCGCTACTCTCAATTTAACAATGTTTGTTATTTGCCATTGTTTTTGATCCAAGCCTTTGGTGATGGATAGCCACTGATTTCTTATCAGTGCAAAGTCGTTGATTATTTTTGTCATATCAACTACATCGTCTTCTCCGTCAACATATTTTGTTGCGTCATTGCTACTCAATGCTCTGTTGTAGTTCTCGAGGAATTTTCTAAAAGTTTTGGATCTTAATCTTCTTAATTCTATGTTTAGATATTCGAGTATGGCCTCTAGCTGTTGCAGTTGTCCAAATCTTTCCTCAACTATACCAGGCAATGAAGCGGCCGCTCTTTCTAGATTGCCGTATATTTTGCACTGCTTCTTTGCTTCTATTAATTCTAGATCAAAGTATGCTACACAATCAGGTATCTTGGATAGGTTCCTACTTACTTCGTTGTACCAGTTTATCATTCATCCTCGCTATATCCATCTTCGTCCACTTCCTCTTCCTCGAACACAGTGTTGACAGCTTCTTCAAGTTTTGGATCGTATTCTGCAGATGCTTTTATCTCGTCATGCTCTACACCGATGTCCTCTAAACTTTTAATGAAGTCAATTGCCATGTCCAATTTCTGTCTCTCAGGGACGTAATGTATAATTGAGTTCCACAATCGTTCAATGTCTTCGTGTGTAAAGTCTATCATGTATTTCGTTTCTTTAATTGGTTCAGCTTTTTTAGTTTTTATTTTAGCTTCTGGCTCTTCAACTTTGTCAGCAAAGTCAGTGTCCTCTTTGAAGTCTGCCATTAACATATCTAATTTATCACCTATCCATTGTTTTCTGAAGTCAATGTGTTCTTTACCTGCTTTATCAATGTATTTCAGTCTGTTTCCTTGTTGCACTAGCAAACCTTTCTTCTCAAACAGGTCAACTAGTCCACTGTATGGGTTCATTCCTGTTTCATATGGAATCTTAACCTGTACAGATTCAAAAGGTTTAGAGTATCTTGTTTTCATAACTTTACAAGCGGCTCTTATACCTCTTACATCTGTGACTTTGTTACCATCTAGATCTTCTTTTAATTTAAGTTTCTTCATTGCAATAACGATTGAACTTGCATAGATAAATCCTTGCCCACCCGATATCTTGTCATCTGGGTCAAACATATCTTGTGATGCATACGTGTGGTTGGTTGCTATAAGACCTACATTCCAACTTCCAAACATGTTGACACAGTTTCTTACAAGTGCTGTCAATGCCTTGGGTTTTCTACCTAGGTCACCTTTCATGTCACCTGCTTCAAACTGGTTAACGTCAGTCGGTGTAAGCATCATGCCTAAGCTGTCTATAACAAAGAGCACTTTAGGTGCACCTTCTTTGTCTTCCGAGTGTGCTTCTTTGTAACCTTTCATGAACTCTGAAATAGTTTTTGCCACATCATCGATCATTGATATACTTAATTTTAAAAGTTTATCTTCCGATGTGTCTACTTTCAATGCCTGTAACCATTTTTCATCTAATGCGTTCTCTGTGTCAATTAGGATAACAAAGATGCCTTGGTCTTGTGCATTCTTAATAATGTTTCCTGATGCTATGTAAGACTTACCTGCTCCTGATTCTCCTGCAAGTACAGTTACTTTTCCTAGTGGAATTCCTTTGTCGAAATCACCCGTCATCAAATAGTTCAATGCGTAATTTCCTGTTGATATCCAGTCTGTGGGATCACTGAATCCTATGCCCAGTCCTTGTATTGATTTTGTAATACTCTTTCTAAACTTTGTTGCGTCAAATACTTTTGTCATAATTTTATCCTTTGTATATCATATATTAACATACCTAGGCCCTAACGTCAATATCAGGGCCTTGGTAAAATGTCAGATTATTTTGCTTGTCTTGATCTAATCAACTTCAGGATGTCTTCTGCTCTCTTGGCACTGTCACCTGCAGGAGCCGCCGTTGCCGGAGCCGCTGTTGGTTGTGGTGCTGGTGCAGATTCAACTACTGGTGCCGCCGCTGGGGCAGTTTCAGTTACTGGAGTTGCTGTTGGTACAGTTACTTGCGGTTTAGCTTGATAAGCCATTCCAGCAGGTCTGTAATACTGTCCATACTGCTCTAGATCAAAAGCTTCACCTTCTACAGATTTTTCAAATAATTCCTTAATTATTTTTACTTCTGCGTCAGTTGGCTCTTTTGGTCTGAAGTCACCTAGGTTGTGTAACCCATGTGTATCTACTGCGGCTCTCTCTGCCTCGTCTAGAGCTCTTTCTCTTCTTGACCATTTTGATGTTGAGTAGTCAGCGTAACCACCTTTAGTTGTTTTGTTGATTCTAAAGTCAACACCTTTTACATAATCAGTAGGCATTTCTTCCATCTCTGGATCTAGTAATGCACTTCTAATGATGTTAAAGATCTGAGGGCCAATTATAAATCTTCTAACTGGATTCTCAGGTGTTGAGTCTTCTGCCAACGGATTTGTTGTAACAAAACCTTGGAAAATGTAACTTTTCTTTTTCCAATATTTTCTACCCATGTCTTCCATGCTCTTGTCTTTGAACCATGGTCGAACTTCTGTTAGTACTGGGCAAGTCTTGCCATACATCTCCATACATGGTACTTGTACCTGCACTGGTCTTGAGTCAGTCTGACCCTTAATACCTGCGAAAGGTAATTTGATCATGTTTCTTTCAGTCCAGAAAAATGTATTTGTTGTATCCTTATCGGGCAAGAATCTAAGTACTGCTTCTGATCCTTCTGCTATATTCCAATGTGGATAGATGGCGTTGTCTCCGCCTGTTTGTGAAGTTGAGCGATTAACTTCTTGGGATTTTAACTTCGCTCTTATCTCAGCTAATGATGCCATAATGTAAGCCTCCTTGTGTGCCTATGTTTGTTAGTTTTAAGTTGCCTTAATTTGCCTAAATGTATATTAGACATATAGTACATAATATACAACTATATTTATCAGTTGTCTACTACTATTATTGGTAATGTGGGTATTTTATTATTGGATGTTAGCCAGTTGCTTAATTCTGTCTAGTTCTGTGTTGATCTTTTCAGCATCAACTTGGTCTTTCGCTATTTCTTGTTCTTTGTCTTCTGCTTCATCTTCTGGATCTCTAACAACCATGTCTGGAGCATTGTCTTCAGTTCCTACTGCTGGTGTTTCTACTGATGGTGTTCCGGGATCTGGTAAAACTTCTTTATCTAAGTCTATTAATCTTTCTTCTGCATCTTCTTTTTTAAGTTTGTCGTAGTTCTGTGAAAGGTATGCCATTGCCGCTTTCGCGTCATGTGTTTTGAAAACTTCTTCACCGTCCTTGTCTAGCACGGCGTTCACTTTCTTGCCATCCTTGTCTGTGTACATTGAAACGTAAGGTTTGATGTCCTCAAAAGTCAAACCCTCTAATTGGTTTTCTTCTTTCGGCATTCCTAATTCTCTTTTTCTTTTTTGTATCTCTGCCTGCATTTCCGGATCTTTGCTTGTGTTTGGATCCATCTGTAAATCTTGTAGTGCTTTTAATTTTGCTTGTCTGTCTTCTGCATCTTTAGGAGTTGCGTATTCATTAGCAACACCTTCTGCCCATTCTTCAAATTCAGTTGCTTCACCCCTAGCTCTCTTGTCCAGTTTAGGATGTTTCTTAGGATTGTACTCTTCCGGATCCATTCTCACTTCTTTTCCGTATTCTGGATCTGATTGCATTTTCTTGTAATCGTCAATGTATCTTTTTGCTAACTGTACTGCAATTTTTTTATTGCTGTTGTAGTCTGGACCTGGCTTGAACATAGCAGAACCTTCTGACTCGATACCGTCTGCTACTCTTGAAGCAAAGTTTGCCACCCTGTCTTCCTCACCTGTCTTTGTTAACATTCTTGATGCTATGTCTGAAAGTATTGCACCAAGCATTGTGCTCTTGTCTTTGAATTTTGTTGCTGATAACATCTTGTCTGCAGATGCATCTTTTCTTAGAATCAGTTTTGCTTCCGGATCAGTCAAGAAACTTTGTACTATTGCACCATGATCCACTTGTGGTTCTGCTGGTGCATCTATTGGATCAGTATCTTTTGGTATAACAGTAGGTTGCGTATCTTTAATTTTCATTTGATCTTCTTCGTCATCGTACTCGCTCATTATTCTATTGATCAACGGTAGTGCATCTTCCACCCTGTTATCTAGATTCTTCATTGTGAATTTCTCTCTTAATTTTGCAACAGTCTCGTCATCTAGTATTTGTTCATCTGCTGTTTTGAAATCTTTTGATGCCGCTTCGTAATGACTTTGTTTGGCAATGTTCTTCATGTAACCTCTTAGGTTCTCTAGTTTTAATTTAGTCTGGTCAATGATGTCACCTGCGTTGTCATTCAATTGATCTTTGTTTGTGACGTATCTCGAGAATGAATTTAATTTTGCTATGTCCTCTGAAGTTGCAACGATGTGTTCTCCAAATTCGTCATGCGGTCTTCCACCATTTGACACGTGTCTCTGCATGGCTCTCGCACCTGCTAGATGAGTCAATGGATATTTAAATCTTTCACCTTCTTCGTTCTCGATGTATAGTGATTGTATCTGTCTTGATCTTGCACCTGGCACAGTTTCGTCAACTTTGCCTTTGTGTCTGATTATTAATTTTGTTTTGTTTAGATTCTCAAATGAACTTTTTGAAGTTCCTGTTAGACCTTCTGCAACCGGTGCCTTTTCAACACCTGCTAGTTTAGTGATTCTGTTTAGTTCTTCTGACATTTCATCAGTATTTACCGTTTTGTTCGTATCTGCAAGATTTTCATAGTCCTGCTTCGATAGGTTCGATTTAGTTATATCACGCACATCAAAACGTAATTGATGCTCCACTGCAAAGTCTTTCAGTTCCTTAAGGAATGCATACCATTCACCTTTGCTGTCCTCATCTATCTTGTCCACTAGATTACGGTTATAAAACACTTTCATGGTCTCACCGTCTGCTATTGATACACTCACTGATCCAAATGTGTCGGAATCTTCCTGGAATTCAAATTCAAAGAACACAGCACTTTCTGAATCGGCTGTTGCGGCACCGTTCTCATCACCTAGTCTGATGTTTGTGAACTGTGATCTGATCTTATTGAATAGGTCTTGTGAATTTTTTGGGTTCATGTAGCATTATTTAGTTTGTTTGTTAGCCATAGAAAGATCCAAACACAGGCATTGGTTTAAGCTCTGAAGTCCTATCTGTCCATTTCTCGAATATTTTGGGGTCAAAATCAGCCAATGTTTTTATCATACGTGTCATTAACAAACAAGCACTGACTAGATCGTCGTGTTGCCCTGCCTTTGCACTGTAACTCATGCCTGATGCAACAAAGTCCTTTAGTTCTGAGATCAGTAATTGCGAGTTTAATTTCATTTTGTCATTCTCAACAAGTTCTTTAAATTTTGTACAGGCATCTATCTTGTGTTTTGCTGTTGTATTAAATCCTCTTCTGAACTTACGTCTGTGTCCTTTCCTGATCGGTTCAGACAAGAACATACCGGGTATATTTTCTTCACCTATATCCATGACTCTCAGTAAGGCCGCTTCACCTATTGAATTATTCTCCATTGAATAGAATATTTGCGGAGACGCTGTTGTATCTTTGTCCATTATTGCATCGTGTATGTGTTTGTTAATTTGTTGTAAAATTCTAACTTGGTGATTCATGGGTGTTGTGTTGTGATGCCATTCCGCAACTTGTTCAAAACTAGGAAGTTCGAAAACCTGTATCGCGGCATAGTCGCCACCTGTTCCCATGGCAGGGTCTAGACTTGTTAGGTATGTGTTTCCGGGCGTGGGTCTCTTGAACCAACGTACCTGTCCTGTTGTTTCCACTGGGGTTGATCCTTCCATGTCTACCAGGTGGGTACTGCTGATCAGTGTTTCGTCATAGATCAAGAATTCACATTCATGTTCCCTTCTGAATCTTTCTTCTCCTATCCTGGCCTTCTCTGCGTCCGCCCATGCCTGGTCTCTGTCCGGGTGTTCTGACCAGTGTGCTTTCATGGCATAGAAACCATTGGTTCCTACAGTTTTATCATTGCCGTATTCGTCAAATCTTTTGTTGGCTTCTTTCCATATCATGGCGAACTGATCTTCATCCGAGTTGGGAGTAGAAGTAATCATACACTTACCACCTGTACTCAATGTAGGAGATAGTGATGTCCAAAACTCCTTGGCTTTCTCAGGTGGTTGCACGAATGCAAACTCATCACAATATACTAATGTAAGCGACATACCCCGTCCCGTATTCTCAGTAGTTGTAGTTGCTGATATCTTTGAGCCGTTGTCAAATTCTATACTGTTCCTGTTGTACTGTGTTACACCTGCTTTAATCCATGCTGGTAACATCTCATAGGCATAACGCACCCTTGACATAATGTCTGATGCACCTGCGTATTTGTGTGCCGCGATTAGTATCTGTGAATCCGGTCTGAACATGGCATACCAAATGAGGAATCCTGAAGCACAGGTTGTTTTGCCCGTCTGTCTGGGTAGCATGGCAATACTAAATCTGTGATCGTTGTAACTTGCTATCAGTCTCTCTTGGTACGGAAATGGATGGAAAGGAATAGAACCTTTAACAGGATGTTGGATCTTCATGAATGTTTTCATAAAGAACAACGGACCATCTTTCTGATCCATGCACTTCTCTAGTTGCTCTACCTGAGTTTTAGTGTATTTGTGTTTCTTGTGCGCCTTCTTAATTTGGTCGCTATCTAGTGATACATATGCCATAGTGTAGTATTTAAGGTTTAAAATTATACAGGTCTCCAGTCATGTTCACACGGACGCTATCGGGAGTCACATGCTTCTCTACTTTTTTGAGAAATGATAGCTGGTTAAAAAGAATAGTTCTTTCTGTTTTTGGTAAATGCTCGATACTATTTTTCCCCCACCACGTGTCATCCATGTGCCACCATCTTCTTACCAAGTGAAACATAACAGAATGACATTTTAATTCTACAGCTAGATCCCAAAATGTTTTTAACTCTTTGTAATTTTTTGCTTGTACGACAAAACTTAAATTCACTTTTATGCCCATGGATACGCACATTTCAATACCTTCTCTGACCAGCTGAAAAACACCACCCCTTGTTTTCTTATAGGTTTCGGCATTAGAGGCATCTATACTAACATCTATGGATATAATATTATTCTTTATATTTTCAACAATCTTTTTTTGTTTCTTAAGTAAATTACCATTAGTAATAATATGAAATCTAAAATTGTCATTAAATTTTTTTTGTAAAAAATGTTGGTATGCCTTAGAAGCGAATAGATCTCCTGCACCATCGAATTGTAGTTCCACTTGTTTATCGTAATAAAAATCATAAATTTTATTTAAAATTGTAAGGGCATCATTGTTTATTTTTGATGAAAAGATATTGTGGGTTCTACAACTTTCACAAGCCAAGTTACAGTTTAGATCGACAGATAGTAAAATTTTATTTGGCACAGTAAGGTTATCAATAACCGAAGGATCTTTATCTGTGATATGATCTTTGATCGGACAAATTTCTGTGCAACTAGAGTAGTTTCCACTTGATATCTGTGACTTAAACAATTGAAGTTTTTCAGAATCGAGTATTTCTATTAAATCTTTATCTAATATATTACCAATAGCACCCACGGTGTTCCAATCAGCACATAAGCAAGGTTTGATATCGCCGTTATAATCGATAGTCACAGTGGACCATGGTTCTGTACAGAGCTTCATGCAGATATTTAACGCTGTTAGGATGTTTGGAAAAGTATTACTTTGCTTCTTTGTCTTTGATGGCCTTCTTCATTGGTTCTTTTTTGTCGCCATCTTTGTCCATGTCTAAGAAGTCAGGTTTTGCCGCTTCTTGGTACTGTGCTTTGAAACCTTCATACTGTGCTCTTAAACTGTCAGCTAAATTCAATTCAGTTATTGTATCTTCTTTAACTGCTAAAGGATTGTCTCCCGGATATTCTTTTCTCACTTGTTGTTTTTGTGAGTTAAGTCCACCTGAGTGTACATTTACCAATGTGTCTGTGTCTTGATATTTTGGTTCTTCTTTCTCATCACCCATTGAATTCGCAAATGTTTCTTCAGCTTTCTCTTCTGCTGGTGCAGTCATCATGTCTCTCATTCTGCCCATCTCGCCTGAACCCATTGCATCGTCATCGTGACCACAACTGTGTCCTGGCTCACCGTGTGCTGGATTTTCGCCTGCTTCTGGCTCCTGATTGATCATTGCTTGATCAACTGGTTGCACACCTGCTAATTTTAGAAGTTGCATCATCATTGATGCTTCCTGTGGTGAATCTGTTGAAATCTGTATTGATTCTTTTACAGTTTCTTTTTTGCCTGCTTTTTTATCTTGGTATGCTTTTAAGCCTGCTGGTATTTTACCTTCTGTTTTTTCTGTAGTCATATCTCTTGTGCTCTCCCCTTCAAAGTCGCTGTCTCTTAATGTATGTTCTTCGTCACCGACTTTAAACTTGTCGCCTTTTTTCATGCCTGCCGCTTTGGCTTGTGTTACTGCTTGTGCAAATGCATTGCCTTCTAACGCTTCTGGCTCTTGTGCTGGTTGTTCTGAACTCATGTCCATGTCGTCTTTTGCTATGCCGTCGTTGCCAAATTTGTCATTGACCATGTCCATTGCAGTTTCGA